CCTCTCGGCAAAAAAATGACGAAGAAATCAAAGCATATTTTGTCGCAAATTTTGTTGAATGTGATGATCCACAATCACTTTGGATTGGTGAGATCATTAAGTGCGGAGAAGATGTTTTTTCTAATTGGTTAAAAAAATCTCAATCAATGACTTATTTGTTTAAAGAAGAAATAGAGAGCATTTTTACAAAAGAAAATTTTGAAAAAATGTTTGATATAAGTGCAAATTGCCATCCAGAAATATTAAAATTATATTTTTCTAAAGAATTATCTTTAGAAACAATGGTTATACTTGATATGATTCTTGAGTATGTAAAGAGATTTGATAAAAAACTCACTGATCCAGTGTGGGAATCCGTAAGTTTAAGAATTAAAAAATACAAACCTTTTCTAAATATAGATGTAGATAGGTATAAAAAAATTCTGAAGGAGAACGTATTATGAGTAGATTTTTTGATTCAGATGTGGTCAGAGAATCATTGAAAGAACTTGATGATCTTCAGAAAGAAATTTTTCATGAGATGTTTGAACTTCCTTTTTTTAGTAAAGAAAAGAAAAAAGAACATCTCGGTAAGATGAAATTGTTTCTAGAGAAACAGAAAAATTTTATTTTTAGAATTTCTTTATCAGATGATCCAGACGCAATAGAAATGAAAAATACAATTCTTGAATCAGCACAAATGTTTGGTATTGGTCCAGTCAATAATGTGTCTATATTGTTTGAAAAAATGGAAAAATCTATTGACGCTCTCGAAAAGTCTCTTGACGATTGATTCGTTGCCTGCTACAATTAATACGTACAATACGTCTCAATACTACTAATACGGAGAATACAAATGTCCTTTGCTGATCTTAAAAAGCAATCCAAGATGGGTTCTTTGACCGAGAAACTCATCAAACAAGTAGAAAAATTGAATGAAAGTGGTTCCAAAGATGATGATCGTTTTTGGAAACCCGTGATGGATAAAGGTGGTACTGGTTCCGCAATTATTAGGTTTCTTCCTGCTGCTGAAGGTAATGATCTTCCTTGGGTGCAAGTGTGGTCTCACGCATTTCAAGGCACTGGTGGTTGGTTGATTGATAATTGTCTCACTACTCTTGGTCAACAATGTCCTGTTTGTGAGGCTAATCGTGAATTGTGGAATACTGGAAGTAAGGATAATCAAAATATTGTTCGTGATCGTAAACGTAAACTTTCATATTTTGCAAACATTTATGTCGTAAAAGATCCTGCCAATCCTGCAAATGAAGGTAGAGTATTCCTTTATAAGTTTGGCAAAAAAGTTTTCGATAAGATTACTGCAGCAATGCAACCTGAGTTTGATGATGAAGAACCAATCAACCCCTTTGACTTTTGGAAAGGAGCAAACTTCAAACTGAAACTGGTCAAGAAAGATGGATATTGGAACTATGATAAATCAGAGTTTGCTTCACCTTCAATTCTTCTTGATGATGACGATGAACTTGAAAAAATCTATAAGTCTCTTCATAATCTGAATGATTTTACTGATGCATCTCAATTCAAGTCATATGATGATTTGAAAAAACGTCTTGAGTATACTTTGGGTCTTCGTGGTGTTCCTAAGATGCAAGATCCAGAAACTATCGATGAAGAGGAAGAGTGGAACAATGAAAGAAGTGGTAAAACATCTTCTTCTGAACTTCCCAGCAATCTTCGTTCCGAATTGAATAGTTTGAGTTCTAGTAAATCTTCTAGTAGTGAAGATGATGAAGATGAGGACGATGCTCTCTCATACTTCCAAAAGTTGGCAGAGTCCTGATTTCAAAATCGACTTTTAAATCCATTTTACCCTCGAAAAAATCGGGGGTATTTTTTTGTCTGTAGGGTTCAAACCCCTGTGATTTTTGGATTATAACCACGTTTAGTTGTTCGGTTTATGTATTGAGAAGACTCATCATATTTCATAATATTCTTCATATCACTTACGAACACAGATACAAATTCTGGTTTTAGAATTAAAATGAGTCTTTTCTTTTCATTTTGATCAACTTCATATTCATAGTTTGTAACTGCTTTAAAACTATTTTTTGTTGATACTATATTTCCAGTAGGTGTGGTAATTTTAGTATCTTGTTTTTCTGTTGATATTTTTATTTTTACACCAGGTAATGGAGTTGCCATTTTTATTTTTATTTAGGATTGAGGTAAAAATTTAAACACTGGAACTACTTTTCCATCTTGAAGTTCTCCGACAATTTCATACAATGTTGGATCTAATACGACATCATTATCAAATACAACATCACCGACTTGTATTGTTGTTGATATGCTATTTCTTCCTACTACTGCAAAACTTCCACCCCAACTATTTGGCCAATCGGATAAAGTATTTGTAATTGAAATTGGGGTATTAGTGTCTCTTGCCTTTACTTGTAAGAATGATTTGTTAGTTTCAATATCTTTTACAATCGCATCTGTATTTTCATTTGTGACATTGTTTCCGAAAACACGAACGAATTGGTTTAAATTGATTGTGATTACATTGTTTGTATCGGCACTTGGAAACTCAGATAGATTATAATCAAGATCTGTTGAATTTGTTGTAACTGATATTGTTTTTGGTGGGTCAACATACAAACCACCAGGAACAATTAGTCTATTAAAATCATCTCTAACTTCTATTGTCTCATAATGATGAACTTCTCCTATAGTTTCATCGTCACCATATTTGTCTAAAAGATACTTATAGAGACTATTATTGTCTAAAGGCCATTGATCATTTAAATTTGTGATATTATTTGCAATTAAAATGACCCAATCAAGATCAGAATTGTTATAAACTTTTTGTGCTACTTGGTCTGGTCTTTCATTATCTGTAATTTGATAATATTCAAATGCTGTAACTGCATTGGCAATATCTTCTCTAAGTTTTGGTCTTTTGAATAGATTTTTTGTGATTATATAATCATCATTGAAACTTTGATTTGGAAAGTTTGAGATATACTCAAAATTGGGAAGTTCTCTAAAGTATGACATATCAGTATCCTATATCGTCGTCGGTAATTTTTGCATAATCATTAGATAAACCATCAAAGATTTTATCTTGATAATCACTTTCATAAATTGGTTCAATTTCTTGAAATCCTAGTGTCATTGTATATGAAACAGGTTGCCCTTCTTCATATGCAGACCATTGACCATCAGGTGCATAATTTACCGACACTCCTTGAAGAGCACATATTTTAAATTTATTTACCCCTTCAATTGGTTTTTTTCCTGTTGTTCTGTACTCTAATTTAAATACATTTGGAGATCCAAGAAAAACTGATCCTTGCCCAGCACCTCCTGATGCATTTAGCTTTCTAGCAGCACTTCCTTGCTTGAAGAATCTAATAATTCTTCTTACGTCCTTTGCTTCTTCTTCACTTCTTGGACTGAAACGATACGCAAATTGGAATTGACGGAGAGTTGGACCTCTGAATAATAATTCAAGATTTGAATTGGGAACTATGCCAGCACCCCTTGCCAAAATACTTTCTGGGGAAACTTCAAATTGAGCATTCTTTAATATCATTGCCATTAATGCTGTTTTCACTTCTGGCATATTTAAGTCCGCACCTGCTTGTTTTAATAATGCTGCTTGATTTATAGCACCTGTAGGTAATGAAAGTCCTGCCTTTGTTTGTGCGAGTGCATTGGTAAATCCAACTAAAGCTTGTTGAAGTCCAGTTCCAAATAAATTTTGCCCAACAGCACCAGTCACTGCCGTTGTCATATTATTCATTCTATCATCTCCCCATTCTACATTATTTGAGTCTGATATTCCTGCGGGGATTGGTAAAATTACGGAACCTATAGAATCTTTTAATAGGGCACTATTTCTTTGAACTCCTTTTGTAAATATATCTGCAATATTTACAGGTGTTGTGCCTGGTTTCGGATCAAATAAGTCTCCAAGAGGTGGACGATACCTAAACATTTCAATATGGAGGGTATCTTGTTGATTTTCTAGTATATCTTTTGGGTATTTCAGTACACCTTTAAATAACTTATCTTCATTTACACTTTCAAATTTTTTATAATTTCCTAGATTAAGTCCCGGATCAAAGAAGTTTCCTTGTCCCAGTGGAGCAGACAATGCCGTACCAATTCCAGGAATTGAAGGTGGTGGACCTGATCCTACTGGAGCATTATAAACACGAAATTTATCTTTATTTTCTGGTTTTGCTGCAGTATTAACCACATTACCTTTTGCTGTTCCACCTCTTGTTTGAAATGCAGCATAAACTTTTTTATTAATATCAATTGATAAATCTTTTGCTAATTGTGTTGGTCTATTTGGATCACCATCTACAAATAGTTTTGGATCTTTTATTGCATCGGAATACCAAACACCATTAGAAAAATACACAGAAGGACTTAAAAGGGATAAACCTTTTAGTTCATAATCTCCTGTCTTATAATTGTAATTTATGCCAAGTTTTATTTCTCCAAATGAACCTGGAGGGGTGGATCTATAAAAATCTTCATCTAGAGTAATCCAAGACATTTATGGTGCGTCCCAAACTTTAGTTTTAAATACAGGTTGTCCTCTTCTATCAACAAATTTCTCTGTAGGAAGTAAGGATACTCCTCCCCATTCTCCTTCAGGCACTTTGAAGAAATCACTTACTACTCCAGAGAAGAGATATTTATGTAAAGTTTTCTTGGGTGCATTTACAATACCTGATTTATTTAGATAAGAATTTGCAACTGCTTCACGATATTTTGGTGTCAGATAATGAAGGTTTGAACCCAAAAAAGAACCTTCTCTTGGATTTACTTCAATAATATAAGATAAAGGATGCATATCCCAATAATCATATCGTTGTGGGTATTTGGCACTATACATAAAAAATACCAAATCCCCTGGAATAATAAAACTTGTATCCAATTGATTGATATTTTTTTTATTATATTCTAATAAAGAATTCATTAAAGAATTCACATACCAACTAGTGCTTTTATATTTTCCTCCTGTTCCTTTTATAATTTCTTCTGCTATCATATTTTTATACCTAATTCTTTTTCTGTCAGCACACGAAACTCATAATTTCTATCAGCACAATATTCTCTTGCTGCTTCCCACTTTGCTTGATTGACTGCCCAAGTTTTGACTGCGTATGCCCAAGATTTTGTTTTTCTTTTTGGGTTTGTTTCTG